AATTCAGAAGTAAGGTATAATTAAACTGTAATAAACGATAAGGAGCTTATCATGAAACTCGCTAAAAACCTTCTTTTGAACACCGACAGCTACAAAGTTAGCATGTTCAAACAATATCCCGCTGGCACAACTGGTGTCTACTCTTACATTGAGTCGCGAGGCGGTGACTACGATTCAACCCTGTTCTTTGGCTTGCAAGCCTTCATCAAGGAGTATTTACTTGAGCCCATCACCCAAGCCGACATTGATGTTGCAGATGAGATTCTTACCGCCCACGGCGAACCATTTAATCGTGAGGGCTGGCAATACATCCTTGATGAGCACTCAGGCTACCTTCCTCTGGTCATTCGTGCTGTACCTGAAGGCACTGTGGTGCCTGTCTCGAATGTATTGGCGACTGTCGAAAACACAGACCCAGAATGTTTCTGGCTGACCACTTATCTTGAGACTGCTCTGTTGCGAGCCGTGTGGTATCCTACCACTGTGGCTACTCAAAGCAAGTCTATCAAGAAAGTTATTCAACACTACTTGGAGATGACTGGTGACCCTGCTGCTATTGATTTTAAGTTGCATGACTTTGGTGCTCGTGGTGTCTCTTCAATGGAGTCTGCTGGCATTGGTGGCGCTGCCCACTTGGTTAACTTTATGGGTTCCGACACTATTACTGGTGTACTGTTCGCTCGTGAATATTACAATGCTGGCATCGCTGGCTTTTCAATTCCAGCTGCCGAACACAGTACTATCACTTCTTGGGGTCGTGATAACGAGGTAAAAGCATACCGTAACATGTTGACTCAGTTCGGTCGTGCAGGTTCAATCTTAGCAGTGGTTAGCGATTCGTATGACGTATTCAATGCAGCAAGCAAACTCTGGGGTGAAGAACTCAAGGACGAAGTTATCGCCTCTGGTGCAACAGTGGTTATCCGACCCGACTCTGGTGATCCTGAAACCGTATGCGCAAAGTTGGTCGAGATCCTTGGTAAAAAGTTTGGTTACACAACCAACGACAAAGGTTACAAGGTTCTGAACAACGTGCGATTGATTCAAGGCGACGGTGTGAACGAACGCACTATCCGCTTGATTCTTGGTCGCTTCGCTGCCTTCGGTTGGTCAGCTGACAACATTGCCTTCGGTATGGGTGGCGCATTGCTCCAGCAAATCGATCGTGATACTCAGAAGTTCGCAATGAAGTGTTCCGCTGCATTGATCAACGGCGAGTGGGTTCCTGTTCAGAAAGATCCTATCACTGACGCTGGCAAGAAGTCAAAGGCTGGTCGTGTGTCCCTGTGGAAATCTGGTGGTGGCGAATTCGTTTCCAGCGTAACCCCACCAACTGGTTGGTCTGATAAAGGTATCGGTGGTTGGTCTGACGCTTTGCAAATAGTCTTCCAGAACGGTGCTTTGTTCAACGAGATCGACTTCGCAACTGTTCGAGCCAATTCCAACAAATAAAACAATTATACCCCTTTACTTTAATTCAGTTTTGGGGTATAATTGTTCTATGGAAGGAAACTATGCAAGAAGATATAACAGAAATTATGAATATCGCGCAAGAAGAATGCGCTGAGGTTATCCAAGCAATTAGCAAGGTAAAACGGTTCGGACTTACATCTGTACATAATGGTCGTTCTAATCAGGCTCACTTAGAAGAAGAAATCGGTGACCTGTTGTGTATGATTGAATTGTTAATTGAAAGAGATATTGTTGACGAAGGCTTTATTCATGAAGCTGCTCGTCGCAAACGTTTTAAACTGCAAGAGTGGAGCAATATAAAATGACACGCTGGATTGAGAACATTAGTTGGGATGACTGTAAGCACGGTCGTCACTACGATGCTGGTCCAAACGCAATGTTGATCCAGATTAGTGACCCTGCTACGTTCTTCCCAGACCCACACTTCAACTTCAAAGAGGCTCATCGCTTTGAGTTTCTCGATGCTGAAGACGGTGACTCTTGGCCAGAAGAAGCCATGATCAGCGACGAGCAAGCTGCAGAGATTGTTGCCTTGCTACAACGTGCCTTGGATAAGTCTATGAACGTTGTTGTTCACTGTCATGCTGGTATCTGCCGTTCAGGTGCTGTTACCGAAGTGGCTACTATGATGGGCTTCACAGCGACTGAACGTCTGCGCATTCCTAACATGCGAGTGAAGCACAAAATGATGAAGGCGTTGGGTTGGACTTACGACGCTGAAGAAAAGACTACACCTGTGAATGGTGTAGTTTCTACTGGTGGAATTATTGTACCGCAAGGAGATTGGTGATGGAACCCACTCATGCCGAATTGATGGCACTATGGAACGTTTGTAAGAAGTTCGTTGAAGACCAAGAAATTGGTAGCCCTGAAACTGTCTTTCAATGCGATTGGGTGATTGAAAACGCATACGAATTTATTGCAGACGTATGTAACGTTGTTGGTTACAAACCTTATGAGGATGAAGATGAAAGTTGAAGATCTAAAAATCGCATTGCAGTATGCGAATGATAGTGATGAAGTTACCATTGCTGTCAAACTACCTTATGCAACTGCTGGCTCAATTCCAATGGTTGCTGTTAAGAATGCTATGACTGGTTTTGATTGGGAGAGTGGTAAGTTTATCATTCGTGCCGTTGAAGAACTAGCATACGCTGATCGCGATTTTGATGCTCAGTTCAAAGAACTGCAAACAAAGTATGGTTGGCTTGATTATGAAAACCGTAATTTGAAAGCTGAAATCAAGAAACTCAAAGGTATGATAAAATGATTGAGATTGAAAACCTTACACCAGAGCAAATGGAAATGCTCGACACCATGTGGTCGTTGACATCCTACGACGAGTTCCAAGCATACTTGGACTCACTATCACCAAGCGATCGCCGTATGGCTGACTCTCTTGCACATCTGGTTATCCTCGCTGAGATGGATAATCTGGTTGGCGAATGCTACGAAGCTAAAGAAGTCTTGAAAAGATTCACTTTACTTTAATTAAGTTTCAGGGTATAATATACCCATATGTTTTTGATTTGAAAGATTTTTGTAATGTCATATTTTATTCGCAATTCTAACACGTACCGCATCGCTTCAGAGGAATCTCTGGACATCCAAGCGCATCTGCCTGTTGGTAACTACACCGTGAAATATAATGATATGGGTGGCTTCTTCTTCTTGGAGATGGTTGACTCATTCACTCCGTTGTCTAAGTTGTACGGTGATACAACTAAAAACTCAAATCGCATTTTGCGCACATACTTGGATCGCACAGTTTCAACAGGCGTGATGTTGACTGGCGAAAAGGGTTCAGGAAAGTCTCTGTTGGCTAAGACTTTGTCTATTGATGCCGCAGCTATGGACATCCCAACTATCATCATCAACAGCGCATGGACTGGCGATGCCTTCAATAAGTTCTTGCAGGATATCGAACAACCTTGTGTCATCTTGTTTGATGAGTTTGAGAAGGTTTATGATAACGAAGACCAAGAGAAAGCCCTGACTCTGTTGGATGGCGTGTTCCCTTCTCGTAAGTTGTTCGTCATTACTTGTAACGACAAGTGGCGTGTCAACGAACACATGCGTAACCGTCCTGGTCGCATCTACTACATGCTGGACTTCAAAGGTCTCGATCCAGTATTCATCGAGGAATATTGCCAAGATGTTCTGATCAACCAATCTTACACTTCAAAGATCGTAGAAATCTCTGCGTTGTTTGAGCAGTTTAACTTTGATATGTTGAAGGCACTCGTTGAAGAAATGAATCGTTACGGTGAATCTCCACAAGATGCACTGAAGATGTTGAACGCAAAGCCTGAGTTCAATAACAACGGCAAGTTTGATGTTCAACTGGTTGCTAATGGCGAGCCAGTCAAAGAGGCTGGTATTCGTTCCGAGTGGTCTGGTAACCCATTGTCTGGTACAATTGGTTTCGACTTCTACTCTAAGGTTGACTATGGCTTTGGTGAGTCTACTGAAGACTTTGCTTTGGCTTCTATTCGTTCAGCCGATGAAGACGGTGAGTTCTGGAATGAAATCTACTTCAATCCAAACCACATTGTGAAGGTTGACGCTCAGGCTGGTAAGTTCACTTATCAAAAGGGTAACACCTTTGTCATCTTGACTCGTAAGAAAGAGTCTGGCTACAACTACTTGGCAGTCTAAGGAGAAAGATATGGACTTAGCATTATTGGTTTATGGTATCTCTCTGTTGCATGGTATTGGTGCGTTCTTCACATCGATGATTATGTTGTGCGGCGCTGTTGGTATCGGTAACTTCATCTATTGGATTGATTCATACAGTCCATCAGAAGAAAAAGTCGCTGGTATTCGTAAGCGTCTTTGGAAAGCATTCTGGGTTGCCATTATATCAGCTTGGGTCTTGATCTTCCTA